TAATCTAATAAGCAAAATGCTGGGTTGCTTGAAAAACTTGCTGTCTGTTCTGACAGATTAGATGCTAGAGTTACAACTTTTCTACCTTGTACTACGGCTTGAATTTTAGGTATTGAACCAAACGCATCTTCGTTCCATTTAAAACGTAAAGCTAAATAAGCAAGTCCTCTCAATCTGTGATTTGTTCCCCAAGATGATAACGTAGATAATAATGTTGATGTCGTTTGACTATCAGACCCAAAATGAGGTTCTACTCTAATTAAACTTTCTGAATTTTTAAAAAAATTACTGTCTCCACTTCCTACTTCAACTGCTGTGTTATCAGCTAAATCACTTGCCCAAGTTACAGGTTTATCATCAATTCTAATTTCTGTTATGTCGTTTATTTCTCCCTCACAAAGAACTAGAGCAACATAAAGATATTGGTTATCTGTTCCTGATGTTTCTACAAAGACTCTCGTTCCCCCTAACATTCTAGTTCCATACACAACAGGAATAGAAGCGTCATTAGATTGTTTATTTAATAAAATACCTTTTTCAAAAGAATCAAAATCTGTTTCTCCAAATTCAGGTATTTCAGGTTGAGGTGATAACCAAGATAAAGCTTTACTTATAACTTTTATTGGAAACTCAACTATCTTTTTGACTACGCCACCCATTTAATTATGAAACTCCCTTTTGTATTTTTTACCAATTCTATGAATATTATTATCTTTATCTAATCTTAACCAATTAATTGACTGATTAGTTTCTAAATATCCTTTGAAATAGTTATAAACCCATCTCATTACTTCTTTTGATTTCCTTATAATCACAATATCATATAACCAAATATTTTTTCCTGTGTTCCATTGACTTTTATAAAGAAATCCAGTTTGACTATATTGATCTTCGTCTTTGTTATCTAATTTAGCCCAATTTACAAAACCATATAAACCTTTTTCATCTTTAAATGTTTTATATTGTTCTAAATTTATTGATGGTAAAATATGATAATACAATTCTTGATAACTATTATCTTTGTATTTATCAAATCTTTGATAAAGCTTGATAATACTATCCATTATGCTCTACCCCATTTAATATCTTGTACTGTCTCTGATGAAAAGTCCATACCTACATCTGAACTAAAAAATCTTTGTTGAGATGTATTATTTGTTTTACGACCATTGGTTTTATCAAAGTCTGCCCAATGAGATACAATCTTAAATATAATATTACTATCTGCACCTCTTTCAGATATTTCAAAAGTATCTATTGTTCCTTGATATAATAAAAATGGGTCAGCTATCAAAGCGTTATTATCATCTAAAAATCCTCTATGTATTGTAACTGAATCATTAACCACATTTTCGTTCAATGCAGTAGATATAAATGTTTGATCTGCTCCTGATAAACCTAAATTTAAAGTTGTTTTAGTAATATCAACTTCTTCTGAAAAATTAGAAAGACCCATTATGAAAGCTGATGAAGTATAAGTTACACTAGAACCTGATACTGAACTTGTTAATGGGAAAGAACAATCAGTAATATTAACAGGGCTACTAAAACCGATTGTGATAAGATGAACGGGTCTAATGTCATTAGTCGCTAGTTCGTTCTTTATTGCTGTCGTCAGACTTCTTGTCATATTCTTCTATTGTTCTCCTTTTTACTTTTATATTATCTGATACAACATAGTGTGCATTTTCTGATGGTTCTTCGTGCTTTCCTATATTATTTGTTTTTAAATCTACGTCTTTACCATCAATAACTTCTTCTGCGATCATATCAACATTAATCCAATGTTTTACTAAATATTTCATTATAAAGCTTCCTCAACATCAAATTGAAATTTATAAATTAAATTACCATCTTTGTCTGCACCTACTGCTCCAAATTCTTGAACATCATTAGTTAAAAAAACTGTAAAAGCAACATTATCGTAAGTAACAACTGAATCATCTGTCAAAGCTGTTGTGAGAGGTGGTTCGATAGTTACAGTTGCGGCATTAGAACTTGAAGTTACATCTGCAACAACCATATATATTTTATTGTGCGAAGCAAATTTAATAAAGTCTCCCGTCTTAAATCGCCCCGCACCATCACCAGCAAATGCGTCCATTGCTATAGTTGTATCACCAACTGCGTGAACTCCATTGACTAAAACTGTTCCTGTTTCAGAACCTCTAGCATTTTTTATTTCAGGTGGTGTAATTGTAAAAGTTTCTTTACCTGATCTTTGTTTAATTATAAATCCCATCAACTCACCATAAATATCTGATCTTTTTCCTGTTATAATTTCAACACTAAATCCAAATCTTTGTCCGTCTATTTGCCTTGCTAATCTCTTACCACTATCTGATTTAGATATAATTGTAGTCTGAATAGACTTGATTCCCATAGTTGAGAATTTTGCACTTGATATTGGAAAAGCACCTGACATTATATTAAATTACTACTCCCTCTTTCATTAACTGATTCGTTTATTATTCTTGATATAGTTCCTCGTCTCTCAACTAATAATCTGTCTATCCCAGCAGTATCAACAGCATTAATAGTAAAATTAACATTTACTGCTCCAGTACCTGTTCCTCTAGCTGATTGTGTAATTTGTCCTGTTTGATTTGGTATAAATAGTTCAGCACCTCTTTCACCTACTACAACGGGTTGTCCTTTTGATACTGCACCACCTTTATCAAAAAATCTACCGCCAAAAGATAAGATACTGCTAAATGTACTTGCCGTTGATGAAGATTTTTGAGCCGTTGCTTGTTTGTTTTTTTCTCTAGTTATAAGTTTTTCAATACCTAATTTTGCTAATAATGCTGTAACTTGTTTATTTTCTAATGCTAAATTTATTGCTAATCTAATACCCATTTCAATAAAACCACTTAAAACTTTTAATAAAATATCTTGTGCCAATTTTTTAAATGTATCTTTTAAATTTTCTCCTAATATAATTGATCTTGATAAACTGTCTGAAACTTTAGTAATACCAGTATTTATACCCTCTGCTATTGTCATTCTTATATCTGAAAATTTTGATCTTAAATCTTCTAAAGCTGTATTATTTAATTCTTTAAATTTATTAATAGCTTTTTCAGTAGCACTTGGAATAGTAACAGATAATTCGTGTTCAAACTCTCTAGCAATTATAACTGAATTTTGGAATGTTTCAGGAATAGCGATTGAAAGTTCGTGTTGAAATTTTTTTGTTTTTTCTGATAAATTATCAAAAGACTCTCCGACTTCTTGAACTAATTTATCTATTCCTTTAAAAGCCGCAAATAATGCTCCACCTTGAACAAGTAGCATTCCTAATCCAACTAAACCTCTTGTTGTAAGTGTTGTTGCAATATTAAATTTTAACATTGCTCTAACAAGTCCCATTAAAGCCGTTGTAATCTTAATTAATGTTGTTGCAATAGGTAAAGCAATAAGTAATTTAAAAGTAAAAAAGACTTTATCAGCATTTTCTTTTAATAAGATAAATCCATCTCTTAATTTAATAACTGCATCTGCTAGAGCAATTCCTATTTTTCTAGCTATATCGTCTAATTTTTCTGAATTATCTTCTAAAAATTTATTTATGTCTCCAAATTCAGTTTTTAGCCCAGCAAAAAAACCAGCTTCTAATATGTTTCTTTTAAATAAAAATATTTTATCCCCTATCATTGATAGAGTACCTGTAAAAGTATCTGCTAATTCATTTGTTGCTTTTCCAAATCTACCTTTTTTTCCAAATACTCTTTCAAAAGCTTCTACTGTTTGAGTTATTGATACTTCTGCACCAGCTTGGAAACCAAGCATATTTCTAACACCTTTTTCTCTAAATAAATCTGCCGCACCAATACCAGCACTAAATGATCTTTGTATTTGTTCTGCTGATGTTTGAAAATCTAACCCTGTAACTGCCGCAACATTACCTGTTATTTCAAGCATCTTTTTTAAATCACCAGCATTGTCTGTAACAGTTGCGAGAATACCTGAACCTCTTGATATTTCTTCTAAAGAGAAAGGAACTTTAGAAGCAAATTTAGTCATATTATCAAAAGCTTTTGCACCCTCATTTGTATCTTTTAATAAGAACTTTAATCTAACTTGTAAGTTTTCTAATTCTTTTCCTGTATTGACTAGATTTTTTATAACTAAACCAGCACCTAAACCTATAAAAGCATTTTGAAGATTAAATACTGCACCTCTGACTTTTCCTAGACCACCTTGTAATTTATTTAAAGCACCTGATGCTTTATCTCGTGCTACTATGTCTATATTGAGTCGTTGGTTTGCCATTATAAATTATACCTTTTTGCTTCAGCTAGTGATTTCTTTGTTTTATACTCATCTTGCTCTTTTTTCAAGTAAGCTAACCAAAGATTATAATGGCTTACAGGCATATCTAAAACTTGTTGGATTGTGATGTGCAATCTGTCTGCTATTACTAATAGCGACCTGACATCAGGGTCGCTTTCTACTTTTTTTCGGCTTCCTCGTAATTAGTATCAACAAGGATTTTATTAGCAACAGTTGCGATTACATTAGAATCTGCTTTTTTTCTTAATGAAAATTTATCTTCAGGTTTAAATGCTTTTACAAGATTACCTTTGTCATCTTTTACTTGTAGTTTCATTATAAGCAAATCAACAAGTACATTTAAGTCTTGAAAATTACTAGACTTCTTAAAGATAATATTCTTTTCTTCCAATGTTAAAGGTTCAGAATAAAATACAGATGGATTGCCGTGTTCGTCTTTCCATTCTTCAACTTCAATCGTAATCGTTTGAAGTGACTCGAAGTGAGTTTTAACTCGGTCTATTACTGACATAAATTAATATTAGACAGTTCCTCTAGTTAAAGCACCTGTTCCTTGAAAAGTAACTGATCTAGTAATTACTGCGTCCATACCATTATTAACTGACATACCTGTTACAATTCCTGAACCTGTAAAGCTTTCGTCTCCTGATGTATCACCCTCTGGTAATAATATAAAAGCTATTGAACTACCAACAGTTAAAGTTTGTTGTGGTGAATCAGTTTCATCATAACTCATTTCTAAAGTTCCTGAAAATGATGTTCTTCCAGCTAAAAAACTTTTTGTTGCATCTGATAATTCAGTATCCTCTACAACATCTGCTGTAGTTTCTAAAGTGAATCCTGTCAATTCTCCGATTGCAGTTCCACCCGCTTTAACTACACCTTCTTTTCCGTGATGTGTTGCCATTTTTTATTTTCCTTTTTTGGTTTATCTTTTTTGTCTTGTTCTTTCTTATAACCAAGTGCTATAAAATTTTCAAGTTGAGTTTCGTTAATTGTTACTTCGTACCCATCTTTATATAATTTAATATCTTTAGCCATAATAAAACCTTTTACTACTTATCCTCGTCCTCGTCAATTTCTTCTTCATCAAAATCCTCGTCTAAATCATCTTCTTCAATAGAATCCTCTACTGAATTTTCTCTTAATTCTTCTAAAAGGTCTTTGACTTCTTCACACATAAGACTTTCCTTATCGTGTAATTTTTCTATTGCGTCTATTTTCTTTTGTATTTTGTTTATAATTTTATCCATTTATTTCTCCTTATGGTGTTCCTGATTGATATTCGTACATACATCTAATTGTCATTCTAATGCCACCAACAGGGAATAATGAACCCTCGTCAGTTTCACAAGATACGACCATTGTATCTAATGCGTTACCATTTCTTGTAATATCAGTTTCAACAGCAGTTTCAATAGCTGTGATTAACTCGTTTCTTTTAGTGTCTATATTAGTTTCTGCACCTTTAACAAAACCTGATATTATAAAATCAATCGTGCCGTGTCTTGTTCTTGCACCACTACCTAGTTCCGAATCATCTCTAGTTTCTTCTGATGTTTGAACAATAACTGCTGGGTATTGCTGTTCTGAAAGTTCATCAATAGGAAAAGGTTGTCTTGTAGCTTTTTTAATTGTTATAGGGCTAGATATGTTTCCTATAACAGTAAGTAAGTTTGATGCTATGTTTTCTCTTACACTCATAATTTCATATCTCTAAATTGTTTTTTTATAAACTTGTTAAACGTATTCTGTATAATCTTTTCTGTTCTATCATTAAAGCCAAAAAATACCCTTTTAGGTTCGTTTAATACTTGATTAAATAATGCTCTCTGTCTCATTTCAGCATTAGAAAAACCTAAAGTTATTTTATTCTTTCCTGTTTTTTTTACTGTTTTACCACTAGGTGTTAATGCACTTAACATTCGACCTGTATAGAATAAATCAACTGCTGTCTTTTTACCCTCTCTGTTTAATTTTTTTAAATAGCTTGAACTGTAAGGTGCAAACTTTCTTGAATTAACATCAATACCTTTTGCTGTTTTAGTTCTGATAATATCTAATAATTGAAAACCAGCTTGCAATATTCCTTTATCAATAATTTTAGGAAATTTAGATTGTAACCTTTTAAATCTTTTTTCTATGTGTTTTGAGTTGGTTTTAATCTTTATACCAATAGCCATTATCTAACTAATCGTCCTGACCCGTGTAAAGACTCTCTTTCATTCTTAACGATTGTTCCATCTCCTGACGCATCATACTCTACACCATCTTCTAATATTTCTCTAAACTCTCTATTGTACTCTGATAGATAATGTTCTGCCATTCTTTCAAATCTATCTTTTTCTGTTTCAGGTCTAAACTTTGATAAAGCGGGACATAAGAATCTACCTAAAAATAAATAAACACCAGCACGTTCAAATTGGTCTAAATTAACTTTTGTATCAACCATCTCGTTTGTATTTAAAACTGTAATATCTGTATAAACATTAGTTTTATAGACAGGCCACCATTCAATTCTTAATCTTCTTAAAATATCATTTGTTGTCTGTGAAAAGAAATTTGTTGCTTCTGTGTCTCCTGATGCAATACCAAAACCAAAAGCATCAGGTTGATACTTTGTTACATCTCCAGCGACAATTACATTAGCACCTGTATAATTAGCCATATTAACTTCCTAAAATAATTATAATTACTATTGCTATTGGTATAGAGTACATTGGGTTATTTTTAGCTTTTACCCAAACCCATTTTGACCATTTTCTAATTTTAAATATAATCCACTCGTTCATTTCTTTTTCCTTGTTTTCTTCTTTGGTTTTAAACTAACAACTTTGTTATCAACCTTATTTTCTACTTTTACCTCATCTTGAACGGGTTTGAAACCTCTAATTTCCCATACTCTTTTGTTTGAATTATAGTCTATCAAAGTTCTCTCAATTACTTTGTTTCCCTTTTTTAATTTTATTGTAGTTGATTTTTCAATTTTCATTTTTACCATATATTCTCCTGTTAGACTCGTGGGGTATTTCTACCCCACAAGAAATCAATTATTACTGAACTGATGAGTCGAAGTGTAACTCTACACCATATGAATCGTGGATTTCTCCTACGCCATATACTGCTGTCGCTACAATCTCGTCTGCTCTTAATGAAGCATCTCTTTGAGTTTCTACTTTTAGCCCTTGCATTTCTGCCATTGCTAAAGCATCTCTGTGGAATGCCGCACCTTTATAGTCTCCAGCATTACCCGTATTAGACATATTTGAAGTTTCAAATACTCTCATACCAGCTAATGTTCCTACAAAACCACTTCTTAAAGCTTCGTTAGCTAAATCGTTTGCGTTTGAGTTTGCAAATGTATTAGTTAAGTTTGCTTTTAAGTCAAAAGCGATTTTAGGGTGTAAGACTACTGCACATTCATTGATATTCAATGCCGCTGATCTTAAATCAGAAGCGGCCGCAAAAACTTTAGCCGCTGTGATAGCCGCTGTTCCGTCTCCGATAGCTGTTGAAAAACCATCAAATAGTGCTGTCATATCTGTGTCTTGTTTTTTTGCGATTGCTTCTCCGAATAATCTACCAATATCTGCCGCTACGTTTCTTGGTGCAGAGTTTCTTGCTAAATCAGTTAGAGTTGTCATAACACCAACTTCTGATGCTGTTATTGTAACAGATGATGGGTCAATCGCTGTGTTTGATAAATCAGAAGCTTCTGATACTGCCGCCGCAGAAACTGCCGCATAAATTGGTACTTCTACCGCTTTACCGCCACCTGAAATCGCATAATTTCTTACAAGATTTCTCATGATGGATTGTTCCTGTGCAACAAATTGAGCTTCTGCAACTATCTCTGTGTATAGTTCCGATAGTGTAGAACTTGTGCTTTCGTTTGCCATTGTTTGTTTCCTTTATATTTTAATTGTTTAAGTTAATCTTAATAGCACCTGTGTCACGCTTCTTCCTATATTCTGCATAGGCTTTACGATCTTCGGGTTTATTAAGGTCTAGTTCCTGAATGTTTAAGGGTTTTACAGTATTACCACCGATACTTGCTTTACTTCCTGAACCTTGTACTGTTGCATTGCGGAAGTGTGGGTTCGTATCTAAAAACTCTTTAACTCTATCTTCTATCGTTAAAAGTTCTCCTTTTGCGTTATATCGAATATTTGAATTATTATCAAGCACTTCAATTCTTCCATCATCATTTAATTTTACTTCTTTCTCGATTAATTGAACGACTTGTTGAGGGTTGATTGCATTATTCTTTGACGCAACAGATAGAATAGAATTATCAATTTTTTCTTTTTTGATTTCTGTTTTATATCTTGTTATTTCAGAGTCTTTTTCAGCTATTCTTTCTTTCATAAGCTTTTCAATTTCAGATTTAGATTTAGCTTCTTCTAACTGCTTTTGTTTTAGAAGTTCTGTTTTTTGCCTATCTTCTTCTTCCATTTTTCTTTCATACTTCTTACGTTCTGCCATTAGTCTAGCTTGAACAATATTATCTAATTGTTCTTGTGTGAAAGATTTAGACTCTGTTTTTGGTTGTTCTTGTTTTACTTCTTCTTTAGCTTCAACGGGTGCTGAAGTTTCTTGTGTTTTATCTTCTGACATTTTTACTCCTATATTATTAGTTCTCCGCTACTATCATACCAATCAGGATTGACGTAACTCCATTGATGACGACAATTATAACCACCTCGAACTACTAAAGGATTTCCCGACTTTTTCCCTGACCAGCTTCTTGACGACCATATTTGTCTAACTTCATCAATCGTAAAAAGACCATCACTTCTCTTTGATTTTATTACACCATTTACAAGATTTCTGCAAATCTCTCGTGTTGTGGGTATTACATCTCCATAGTATTTTACAAAAGTTAGACCAGCATCATTAGACTTATTAAAGTTTAAGGTAGCATCAAAATCACGTAAAGAATCGTTTAATATCTGACCAGCGTATCTTTTCATATTCTCTCCAGCACGATCTCTAGCAAATTTAGATTGTAGCTTTTGAACTGCTTTATCAACTCTCACTTGCATAGACCTTTTGAACTTATTATCTTCTATAAAGCTAATTAAACGATTCGCT